TCAGCGTTAAATAACAAACGTGTTGGTTTTTTTACGATGTCTTTTATCGCGTTTTTTCCAAATGATGTTTCAAAACCGTGCAGATTTCCGAGCCAACTCATATACTCCCCCTTTTTAATTCATTTCCCAATATCCTGCCCCGTCGCTAAAAAACGTGCGGTACTGATATGCGGTTGTTAATGTCACGCTTGCGGCTGCGTCTATTAATCCAGTTGTACCGCTAATCGTAATTACGTGCGTAGTGTTGTTCGTGCGTTTTACTGTGATCTTTTTACCAATCATTGAACTAACAGACGGTAGCGTAACAGCTATGGCCCCAGCAGGAGCGACCAAAATTACATGGTCATTTTCTCCACTGCTATATGCAGCCGTTACAGCTACAGATTTCCATAACTGCAGGTTTGCGGCTTGGTTGATTGACGCCGCGAAAGACCGTAAATAATCGTATAAACGAATCTTTAAATTTACGTCGTCAATCGGTAGCTTGGGGTCAGCTATAACATTATTCATTGCCGTTACCTACAAATTTCGGAAGCACTTCTTCAATTTCGAAATCACCTGTAAAACTCAGTAAAAAATTATGCCAACGCGACGCCTGCATCACGTCGAATCGATCCACATTAATGCTTGACGCTGTACCTGTTACTGGCGTTCCCCCTTGGTACGTTAGTGTGTATGGCGTGATTGTTGATGTCGTCGCTTTAGTTCTCATACGTGGGCGTACTCGTGTGCATGTACTAACCATCTCATCATCTCCGTAATATCCTGTTTTTATATATCCACTCGTCGATGATCCAGTTAGAGTATATAGCACGTGAGAAGTGTCGATAACAGTATTAATTGGCGCACCACCTTGCCAAAATGGCGAATCAAAACCAATCGCCGGTATGTCCTCATAAGTTGTAAATAGAGCGCCAAACCCGTCATAAGTGACGCCAGATATAACCGACGTTAAAGGACATTCAATTGATTTTGTGATGTGACCCCACTTGCCAGTTTTATAGTTGTAAATAAGTGCAGCGGTTAATGTTGTCGCCGTCCCCTTTGGGTAAAACCACCACACCGATTGCGTGTTGTAATCGTGGATGCCTTCAATTTTGTATTGATATGTTTTATTCAGATTGGCGAAAAACCATTTTTTTATTCCCTCACCGATTGCGACGGGCCGAGAGCCATCAAATTGATATATATCCTCATAGCCTATAAACAAATGCGACGATCCGATAGAAACGACGCATTCGTTATTCGCAACGCCAATTTCGCCAGCAACCAGATCCCATCGCCAGACATCAGGCGCGCCAACGTATTGGCCCATATAAATTGCCCTCTGCTTGTATGCGACGCAATTATCACCAAGTCTCTTAAGCGCTGTAATCGCCCCAGGAGCTGATACTAATAACCCACTAGTGCATTGGTTTGTAACAGATGGTGACCACGTCGTTGTAGGGCTAAAAATAGCAGAGCACCACCATCTATTTTGTTGCAGCCCGTATCCTGTACCGAGACCTGTCCCTGTGTCATCAGTAGACGCTAGCATGATGAAGCCGCCCACCGATTCCATTAGAGCCGCTTTGGGCGCGTTAGCGATATCAGCAAACGCTCCAGATGTAGACTGTTGCAACTGTATAGACTGAGATACAGCGAGACTACGGTCACCGAATTGCGCGAATCTCCATTTAACATCTCCGGTTGTGTACGCCCCACCTCTTGAAACATCGGACCATGTTCCGCCTGATCCCTCGTATAGCTTTGATTGAGTACCAGCAATTAACCGTGTTGACCCATCTAATTTATAAAGTAATACTGCACCATTACACGCGGCCGCCAACGCCGCATAACCTGCGGTTACATTGCTGGGTGCACCGCCATATCCGGCGAATGTAGGTAATGCCTCGACATCCATAAGCATGTTCGGCGTTGTGTACGGTGCGTCAGGAGTAAACGCTATCATCATTAACCCATGAATATATTGTTAAATACATTGCTAGACATTGGCAATTCAGTCCGTAATGACGTCAATGTTTTGGCCCTTGCTTCTGATTTGTTTACTCTAGTTACAGCATTTTTATACATCATGTCCCACTTAGCAACCCCGTTATTATCCTCTGCCCATGCAGCAGCGTGATACATGGCGCGATATAGATAAACGCTTGGATACGACGTTAAAAGAGAATTTGTCAATGTGGATTCAATATTGAAGTCTTGCAAATTCCTGAAAAGTAAAGTGTATGTAGCGTCAGATATAGCAGGGAATTCTATTAGGCTTCCGTTGATCGTCCAAGTTATCGGGCGAACCGCTGAACCAGTAGATGACGCAATCGCCATTTGCTGCGGTGTCACGTATAACAAAGTTTCGTTTTGCTGCCCAGCGATTACTAAGTCTAGACGTATAGGTTCGGAAAAATAATCAGGTAATGAAACTGTTCTTGTCCCGCTAACTAGCGATAGGGTGGAATCAACTTCCATCAACCGCGTACGAAGATCAGTGTTAATGTCTTGTTCCGCAAGCGTAATAAAATCGGGTATCAATGTCGTTACGTCCGACCGGTGCATCCATTCAGCTATTTTAGACTTTAACTCTGTGTAGTCCCACGCTATGGCACTAGAAGTAGATACGATTATTGTCATTGTTAGGCCTATGCTGGCTCAAAAATTTGATATGCGACTGTAATTGTCATATTTAACTTTCTTATAGTTCCATGCGCTACTAGTTGTTGCGACAATAATTGTCATTACGCCCTCGCTAGTAACTTGTAAGTAGTGCCGCCAATATTTACACTAATTGTAGTGTCAGATATAACAACTTCTGTTGTGACTGCGCTTTGTGTTAACACTCCCTCCCTCGTCGTTCCTGATCTAGTAAAAAATAGATTAGTACCGTTGTATTCCATCGCGCCCGCTTCGGCTGTGGTTAGGTTAGTCCCAGATGTAAATTTTAGTGGAGACGTGCTTGCTGTTGCGGTTCCTGCTTTTAAGTGTATCACCGCAGTTGGTGACGTGACCCCATAACCGAAATACCCTCCTGTTTTGTACGTCGCCCTAGCTCCGCTGGATGTTGCAAATTCGTATAAAGTCAAATCGGTTTCGGCCCCATTTGTAGTCGGGTACCACTCCCATCCGCGGGATGTTAAACTACTATTCATTATCGATAGGGCATCCGTCCCGCTAGATACATTTATTGTTACCTTCCCCACCCCCAAATCAGTGCCTCCGAACACCGATTTTCCGTCGTTATGCATAACCATCGCAGTAGTTGCACCATTATTTCCAACATTAAAATTTATTCTTGAAGTTGAATTACCAACTCCACTAGTTGGCTGTAAAGTTAAAGTTGAAGAGGTACCATACCCACCGACTATAGAAGACGCCCCAACTTGCCCCGTTCCGTTTCCTGTGTCATTCCCAAATAAAACGGTAGTTGCTGCCAACGTCCCAATTTGCCCTGCGGTATTACTTGATACTTTGTTCAACCCTACAATATTAGTGCCCTCAGCGCCTCCGGCATAAATCCCATAGCTGGTATTTCCAGTCACGATATTATGAGAAATAATTGAAGCTGAAATTTCAGCGATATTAAGACCGATGCCAGTATTTCCTGTCGCTTCGTTTGATGTGATTGTTAGATATGAGCTAGCATCAGTTGTCCTTAACCCGTCGCGTGTATTCGCTCGTAATGTATTGTTTGATATCGCCAGTTTCTGGCACAAATCTAAACCGATTCCGTCTTGCGTATTACTTTCGCTTGTGTTTCCTGTAATGCTACCTGATAGTGCTCCGATTACTCTGATACCTTGAAGTGTCGACCCCCTAACAACATTATTTGAAACTACTATCCCAGTAACAGTTCCGCTTGCAGGTGCTATGTATATCCCGTTTTGTGCAGCACTGAGAACCATGTTTCCGGTTACAGTAAGATTATTTCCTCCGAAATGAATCCCATTATTTAAACCGCCGTAACTAACATTATTTGAAATGATTAAATCTCGATTGCTATTGTTATAGCCTGTATAATTATCTGCTGTTGGGGAACCTTGCCCATTGTCGAAACATATATTATCACTAATAGTTCCGCGTAAACCGATTCCTAAAATACCCACTCCGTGGGTTCCATTAAGCCAGCACATATTATTATTAAATGAAAATTCGCTAATGGTATCGTCGCCAGTTATACCCCCTGTGCCGCAGCTATAAACACGGTTATTGGAAACTGTAATTTTATTGATCGTAGCGCCATTTAAATATATTCCTGCACTGAAAGCGCTATAAATCAGATTATCATGTATACGTACATTTGTTACCCCGTTAGTGGAGCATCCAATGCCGTTACCACTGGTATTATTTGCTTTGTTACAGTTTATGCGTAGGCCACTTATTTCTATATTATCCGATCCACTTGCTAGTGTAAAAACGTTACCATTAACACTATTAGACAGAACAAGAAGCGAGTCATCTCCACTTATATAAGCACCTGAAGGAACCGTGATTGTCCCCCCTATTTTGTATTTTCGAAGAGACCCACCAGGCACATGTAAAGGTCGCCCTGTTGCGAGTGCTAATACAAATGCTGTGGAAACATCTAATGAGCCAGTACCAGATTCAACGTCAGCACGTTGATCTGCCGACATAAAATCATGCGGCGTGACAATCTCTCGCAATTTCTTTTGTACTGTAGTATCAACTGCGCTGGTGCCATAAGGGGTAAAACCTATTTGAGAAGCGCTGTCATCAACAGGATCCTCAATTAACACGTCTGATCTTGTATATGTCTCGATGCCAGTTTTTGCTATTGTTAATGTGTATCTACCATCTGCCGCATAGAACGAAAATCCACCAGTTGAGTCTGTTGTAATCGGGTTTGTTTGCGTAGTTATCCCATTGTCCGAGTAGATAGTTGCTGCAGCGCCGCCGTAAACATAAACTGTCACGGTCGCACCTGACAATGGGCGCAATACTGAATCCGAACCCGCTACCGCGACACTATCGCTAAACTTTTGCATTTTTACGCCTTATTCTTAAATGGTCTGCCGCGTTTTGATGTAGCTAATGGGGCCACATCTATACATTCTTTTAATTCTGACGCCTTATAATTAGGCTGGATTCGCGTCCATCCTTGCTTTTCCAACCACAACGCGTCACGCTCAGAAATTACGCATTGTTCTGTCTGTCTTGATGGGTGCGATAGTCTAATAATCATAAAAAAACGGGGCGAACCCCGCTCCTAAGTTAGACCGGAACCTCTTCCCAAACCAACGTGAATACACCAGATATAACGCCTGTGGTGTACGTTGCGAGGTAATATCCCGGTGTGATGATAAGAGAACCAGCGATATCGATGGAGATTCCCGCCTCAATTGAGGCTGTACTAGTAGCAGCGGTACCAGTTGACGCATACACCCGCTCAAGTATTGGCGTGGCGATGGTTGCCGATGCGGATGCCGTGGTAGTTGCAGATGCCGCGCCGCCTGTCTTTGCGTTACGCACCGTCAAAGATCCAGCCGCAGCACCAGCGCCAGTCATTAAACCGATAGCTGACGCTGTGGTTGCCGCCAATGCCTGAGAAACATTGAACTTACGAATAACAAGATTGACACCTGACGTAGAAGGGTTAGCAATTGCCAGTCCCGTAAATGTAGTTGCTAGTCCCACTGTCGTCGTAACTGAGGCTTGATTTGTAACGTGAAAAAGATTCCCCCGGTAAGCCGCCTCATACATTGAGCCGTGCAGACCGTCCGAAAGTGCATTCCCTTGCGCACCTCCGCGAGGGTAAATAAACGTGCCTGTTGCGGCATTTTGACTGCCTGTTAATAATTGATTTGACATAATTTTTCCTTAAATAATATCTCTTAAAATTTCTGTGCGTACCTCATCGACTGGTACATTCGTATTTGCTTGATGACTTAAGTATTCATTCATTACGCGCAGCTCCAACAATATATTTAACAACAGTGAGTTGGGGTCAACACCAGCGCCAACCGCAATGGCCGACGCTGTTGCACTGGACGTTTTTGTGTCGTACAGTTGGATAGACATGATGATTACGGTAGGAATGGAGTTGCTGGTGTTGCAGTTCCGCAGTACACATTCCCCGTGATAATCCATTGAGTCGCAGAAATCGCGGTCACTGTGTAACGCCCACCAAGATCGCCGCCAGTCGTTGTGCCGTTGCTAGATACGGCATAATGAGTTGTGCCATCTCCAGCAAATCCGTCGATTTCGGTAACGTCCGTGGTGTAACCGAAGATTGTGCCAAGGATGAAATCCGTGGTAATCGTCTTGGTTATGATCTTGTGTGCGTTGCTCGTTCTAGCGACGGAGGTCATAAAAGTGAACTCCATACCAGCGACTGGAGTCGGTAGGGTATAGACCACACCAGCGGCAACATCGAACAGGCACAATGCGCCGGATTCCTCTGGTAATAGCGTGCGGGTTGCTGCGCCATCACTGATAACCTGACGGTGCTGTCCTGTTGCGATACAACCTGCTGGAGAGTTGTAGCTAAGACGCTCCAAACTTGTAGAAATAGCCATGATAATTTCCTTTTAATTTAATGTGGATTAGGTGTTGTACACGCCAGACATACGGCAAGCCCATTCGGGACGAAGCGCAGCCATGCCGTACAAAATATCGATACGCATCAGCAACTCGTCGTTACGGATGTCAGACGCTTGCCATACGCGCATGGACAGGCCATCTTGTGTGCGACGTACACATTTAGCAGCATCGTCCATAATCGGTAGGTCTGCAGTAATGAACTGGAACGCTTCCTTGTGATACATCAACGATTGAATGTATGACTTAGAGAGAGTGCCGAAGCAAGTAACCGCTGCAGTCGTAGAAGGAAGCGCAGAGACGTTTTGTAACGCGCCAGAAACTGACGAGTACATAGCTGGAGAAGTAAGCAAGCTAGTTGCTGTTGAGCCAGTAAGAACTGTAAATTGTTTAAGGTAGCCTAAGTCGGCTTTTGTTTCAGGATGTACAGCATTGACCCCCGCAAATGTCACGATCATGCCAACCGTAGGTGTTGCCCATGACGTTACTGTAAAATCTGCATCACCTTCAATAGCTGTATAGCTGTTCAATGTACAAGCTACGTCCGTGCCGTTTGTCATGGTCCACAGACGGTCGTTTTCGTAGTAATCAGCCGTCGCGGTACGAGCGACCAAACCTTCTTTAAACTGGTCACCAATAGCACTGGACGGATTAAAATAAGCCGCCATACCATTTACCAGACCGGCCATAGTCGTGCTGTCCATCTGAATAGAACGGTCGCCTTTAGGAGCTAAGTTTTGATTCAACTTTGCACGTGCTTGACCTGGCACTAACAGGTTTGTGATGCCAACGTTATCAGTTCCAGCAAGGTTGTAAGTTGCCTTTGTAGCGAATGCCAAGAAATCAGATTCAATACCTGACACCAGCTGTTTTACCGCTGGTTCAATGTAGCGCTTGCTAATTTCGTCAATAGACAATGCCAATTCCGCAGAATTAAAGCGCATGTCGACGTGATCTTGTGTCGCTACTGTGATGGTGCTAGATGTCTCGGTCTGGTCTTGCACGTCCATGACTCGTGAGCCTTGCGTGCGTACGTATTGATTCGGCTTGCGAACACGTAATGTAGAGCCGTTTTTTGCGCCTACATTTGCAAATGAGTTGTCGTATTGACGGTCAACGGTTCCAATAAATTGGAGAGATTCGTGAGCGACGCGTAACGCCTCACGCGTGATCATGTCGGTGGTTACTAAGCTATTAGCCATTTTTGTCTTTCTATCTATAGCGCCGTCACGGCGTTTAAATTAATCAGTTGTTACGGTTTTTGATTTGCATGCGACGCATTGCAGCAAATTCCTTATCCGTCATTTTCTCAGGACTTTTACTTACTGCCGCATTGCCACCTACCCTTGTGATCGGTCGGGCTTGCGCTGTCACCTTCGCGGAGGGATTCTGCTTTTTGAGCAGTTGATCACCTACATACGAACGGTGCAGACTTTTGACTTGTGCTGGAGTGATAGATTCAATCTCTCTCCTTGTCCAGCCTTCACTTACCGCGTAATCCCTGAGTTTATTTGCTAGCTCTGGGGACCAG